ATCTAACCAACTCACATCTAATGGAATAGTTACTCAATACGAAAGTAAGGATAATATAATTCCATATATAGTTCCAGCTACAAATCACAAATATCTTCCAGATTTTAGATTACCCAATGGTATCATAGTAGAAACCAAAGGTAGATTTGTATTGTCAGATAGAAAGAAACATTTGTTAATCAAACAACAACATCCTAATTTGGATATTCGTTTTGTATTCACATCATCCAAAAACAAAATCAGTAAAGCATCTAAAACTACATACGCCGATTGGTGTGTAAAGAATGGTTTTAAATACGCCGATAAACTTATTCCAGATTCTTGGATAAATGAGTAAATAAATTAGGAATTACAAAAATAATTTCGTATATTTGACTTATGCAATTAATAAGTCTTTTCCAAAAGTATTTAGGAAGTTCTGCCACTCTTAAAAAAGATGAGCACGCTTTCCATTGTCCATTTTGTCATCACCACAAACCAAAACTACAAGTCAATACAAGAACAAATAAGTTCCATTGTTGGGTATGTAATTCAGGTGGTAGTATAACTTATTTGGCAAAGCGTATTGGAATGAATACCGATGATTTACAAATTATCTTTGGTGAGTCTAATACTAAATTAAAAACTGCTATGAGTTCTAACAAAACTCTAAATGAGCAATTTTTGGATATGTGGGAAAAGTATGAAGAAGAAGATGAAGAAAACCATGTCTATTTATCATTACCTCCAGGTTTCAAATCGGCATTAGAACTTACACCAAATGTTACTAATCCAATTGAAGGTCATGCTATTCAATATCTAAAAAACAGAGGGTTAAGTAAGAAAGAGATTATTAAATACAACATTGGATTTACATCGGAAGGTGTATATAAAGATAGAGTTATTATTCCATCATATGATAAAGATGGTATGTTAAATTACTTTATTGCTAGACATATTGATGCAAATAGTAAATACAAATACAAAAATCCACCAGTAAGTAAAAATATAATTGCATTTGAAAATCAAATAGATTGGACCGAACCAATTACACTATGTGAAGGTGCTTTTGATGCTATTGCTTTAAAACGAAATGCTATTCCTTTGTTTGGTAAATTTGTACCTAGAAAGTTAGATACTGAAATTAAAAAAAGAGTAGCTGATGGTGAAGTTAAAGAAATGGTTATTGCATTGGATAATGATGCAAAACAAGACTCTTTAAAGATTTACGAAAAATATAATACCATAATACCAACAATAAAGTTAATAGACTTTCAAGAAAAGGATGCAGGTGAATTAAAGTTCAAAGATATTTTGATATATCAAAAAAATTCCGTAACTTTGAGTTTTGAAAGTTTAATCAAACAGAAACTATCTTTTATTAAATGAGAAATATAGATTTAGGTTTTAAGAAAATTAAGACCATTTATCATATTGCAGATGTCCACATTCGCAATTTGAAGAGACATGAAGAATATAAGGAAGTATTCCAAAAATTATATTCAGATATAAAGCAACGTGGTACAAACGATGCAATAATTTATTTAGCTGGTGATATAGCTCATGCTAAATTAGAATTATCACCAGAATTAGTAAAGGAGATTTCTGCTTTTTTAAGAGAGTGCTCGGAGTTATGTCCTACATTCTTAATCGCAGGTAATCACGATTGTAATTTAAATAATATCCACAGACTAGATGCTTTATCTCCAATTGTAGATGGTCTTAATTTGCCCAATCTATATTACCTACGTGATACGGAAGTAGTTAAAGTTCATAATATTACATTTGGTGTATTCAGTATTTTTGATAAGAAAGAGAATTGGCCGAAAGGAGTGGATATTCAGGGTGATGTTAAGATTGCTCTTTTTCACGGACCAATTGATAAATCACAGACAGATATTGGGTATGTTATTAGTTCTCGCAATTTTACCACAGATATTTTTAATGGATACGATGCAGCTTTATTAGGTGATATTCATAAGCGTCAAACTGTTAAGCAATCAAATCCAATTGTAGTTTATCCAGGTTCACTTATTCAGCAATCACATGGTGAAGCATTGGAAAATCACGGATATGCTATTTGGGATGTTGAAACTTTAAAACCTACATATGTTGATATTCCAAACGATTATGGTTACTATACTCTACATGTAGATAATGGTATAGTTCCTATTGTAACGGATATGCCCAAAAAACCTCGTCTTCGTGTCTATGTATCTAATACAGATGTAGGTGATATGAAAAGAGTTACTACTGAAATTAAAAAGAAATACAATGTTGATGAATTTACGATTACTAAAACAGATAGTTTATCTAAACTCCGTAACGGCGTTAGAGATGGTAAAATTAACGTTGGCGATATTAACGATGTAGATTATCAAAACGGATTGATTGAAGATTATTTAGTTCGTTCTTTTTCAATTGATAATCAATCTTTAGCAAACGTTAAATCATTAAACACAGAATTAAACAAAAGACTTACAGATGAAGATTTGGCTAAAAACATTGTATGGAAACCTATTAAGTTTGAGTTTTCAAATATGTTCTCATATGGAGAAGATAATGTTATTGATTTCACAAAGTTAAATGGTGTCATTGGTCTATTTGCACCAAACGCAAGTGGTAAATCATCAATCTTTGATGCGGTATCATTCTGTGCATTTGATAAATGTAGTAGAGCATTTAGAGCATCGGCTATATTAAACAATCGTAAATCTAATTTTAAATGTAAGTTACATTTTCAAATTAATGATGAAGATTTCTTTATAGAAAGAACCGCGGCACAAAACTCAAAAGGTACAAACGTAAAAGTAGATGTACAATTTTGGAAAGAAACCGATGGACAACAAATCTTATTAAATGGCACAGAGCGTAGAGATACAAATAAAAATATCTCACAATATTTAGGAACTTATGAAGATTTTGTATTAACTGCATTATCTCTGCAAGGTAACAATGCGTTGTTTATTGATAAATCACAAAGTGAAAGAAAAGATTTGTTAGCACAATTTATGGGTATTAACGTATTCGATAAATTGTACGCACATGCATTGGAGGATATTAAAGAAGTTCAGGTATTATTAAAGAAGTTTAAATCAAATGATTTTACTACTGAATTGGCTAACGATGAGTTAAAAGTAGTGGTTTTAAACGATAGTTATTCAGTTGAAGAAGGAAAGCATACTAAACTAATAGAAGACCGGTTAGAACAGAACAATACCCTATTAGAACTTACACAACAATTGGTGCCAGTAGATGCTAGTATTGCTGATATTGATGGGTTAGAGAAAAAGAAAAAAGAGCAAGAAGAAAAAATCCAACAACTAAAAGACGATGAAGCTAAAAAGTTAGAACAATTGGAGCAATTCAAAGATGCGTTAATTCAAATCTCACAAAGTGTAAATGAGTTAGCAACATTTGGTGAATTAGATATTGAGCAAGCACATACCGAATATCTACGATTATCTAATTTACAAACATCTTCTTTACACTCAATTGAAAAGTGTAAGATTTCATTGGAAAAGAATGAAGAGAAGTTAGTACATTTGGCAGAGCATGAGTATGACCCGAATTGTAATTTCTGTATGAATAACGTATTTGTAAAGGATGCACAGAAAACACAAGAAGAAGTAGACTCTCAAAAGATTGTATTGGAAGAGTTGGAAAAAAATTATTCTAAAACATTATATAGATTAGAAAAATTAAACGGTGTAGTTGATAATTATAATGACTACAAATCATTTAAGCAAAAGTTTGATAAGGGTAAATTGAGTGCTGAAAAATTAGTAGTTGATATTAAATCATACGAAAGTAAAAAGCAAGCAGCTGAATTGGAGTTACAAAACATCCAAACTTTAATCCAAAGGTATCATGAAAATGAAGCAACAATCCAAAACAATAAAGTTCTTCAAAAAGATATTAATATTATCAAAGGTAGTATTGATGATTTTGATAAAGATATTTCCTCCGTACAAAAAGAAATGTTGTCATTAACCGGCTCAATATCAAGGTTACAAGAAAAGATTTCAAGTGTAAACGAAAAGATTGAAGAAGCAAAAGAATTAGAAGAGAGATATTCCACATATGAATACTATTTAGATGCAGTAAAAAGAGATGGTGTATCTTATGATTTGATTGCTAAATCTTTACCTGTAATTGAGGGTGAGGTTAATAATATTTTATCACAAATTGTAGATTTTGGTGTTACACTAACAATGGATGGTAAGAATATAACTGCTAACATTGTATATGAAGACCAAGAGTGGGGATTGGAAATGTGTAGTGGTATGGAAAAGTTTATTAGTGGATTGGCAATTAGAGTTGCACTTATTAATGTATGTAATCTACCTCGTCCAAATTTTTTAGTATTAGATGAAGGATTTGGAACATTGGATGGTGAAAACTTACAATCTACATTCCTATTGTTTCAGTATCTTAAAACACAATTTGATTTTGTAACCATCATTTCCCATTTAGACCAGATTAGAGATGTGGTAGATACTTTGGTAGAAATCAAAAAGGAAAATGGATACTCAAAAATCTCACACAAATAACGAAAAAACATAAGTAGGATATTTATATAAAAGAATATCCTACACTTATGGCAGTAGAAGTTAAAGTTGCTCCTGATAATCAATTAGAATTAAAATCGGTATTCCTAGAAGATAGGAGAGTAACATCACAATATTTTAATCTCACCGAACTACCCGATACATTTACGGGTGGTAAAAATGCATTCCTAATTGCCGGTACTGATTATTTAGAGCAAAATACGGAAGTATTGGTTCAGATTAAAGATGCAACCGGTAGAGTAGTTTATACTGAAAGTTCCGATGGTAATCCTGAATACTATGAAGGTATATCAAAAGTAATAGCAGTTTATGTTTATCCAAGTGATAGTGTAGAACAAGCAATTGACTCAACTGCATTTGGTCCTTGTACTATTACAATTTTAGGTGAGTTAAAGTTTTACGATAATAATGGTAGTAAAACGGAAGTACCTGATATATGGAAAGGTAAGTACAATGTTCGTTATGTAGGTACTGCAAATATAAATCCAAATCTTGCAAATACAACTCGTGTTCGTTTTTTTAGAAGACCACAAGCTACAATTACAGAAATTTTAAAACCAATTTATAGTACACCATCTGGTTCATCGCCCATCGCATCTGCAATTACTGCATCATATGCTAATATAAAATTATCTCGTTTAGAAACATTTGCTGGTGATGTAAAAAGAGTAAAAGTATATCGTTCATCTACATCAACCATTAGTGATTTTGAATTGATACAAGATATTCAAATTGAAGCAAAAGAATTATTACAAACATTAAATGCAACTGGTAGTGTAGTAACTGATACTGGATTTTTTAATTCAGAAGTTCTTTCTAATTTTTGGAATAGTGGCTCTTTAACGGCAACATTAGATACTAACCAATTTGTAGATTCAACTACGGTTAAACTGAATGGTAATGGTAATTTTTCATATCTACCTAAATTAGATTTAAGTGATGTTACGGTTTATGAATTGGCATTTGATGGTTTTTATAATGGGTCATCACAAAGTAATTTGGAAATACATATTAGCGGTTCTCAAAATGGAGATAGAGAGATTGATACTATTGTGGGATTTTCTCCAACTCGTAATTTAACAAATTATATATCTCAATTTTCATTACCAAATTCAGAACCAACTGCTTCACTATATTTTAAACAAACACAAGGTAATTGGTTCTTAAAAGATATTAGTTTAAGAGCATCATCCGAAACTGTATTCTCACCAAACGAGGTATCGTTTATTGTATCAATGCCAACCAATATATCAAATGAAACATTCAACTTTAGATTTGAGTTTTTTGATGTAAATAATAACTTTATTCCGGTATCAGTAACTGGCTCTCAAACATTTACGGGTGGAAATAATTTTATTGCTAGTAATAAATTATTAACATTTGAATCAGATAGAACGGCATTCCGTTTTAGTAGTGGCTCATTTGGTAATCCTGCTTTTCAACAGGTTGGATTTTCAATTGGTAGAACTAATTTAACTGGTTCGGTTACTTATGCATCTGCAGCATTTGATACAACTGGTAATTATATAGTTCCTGCTAGTTATGCGGGAACATATCCTGGTCTTTTAACAAACGCAGGAGATGGTGGTGCAAGTTTAACTATTGCTAATTTTAGTGGTAGTGTATCATCAATACTAGTTGGTTCTATAACATATACTGCATCATGCGAAGGTTTTAATGAATTTGAAACAATATATCGTTTTGAAGATGGTGAGAATGCACCTGGTGTTTTTGTAACTGCAAATACAAATCAATTTATTTATAAAGCAACTGATTTATCCCTAAACCCAAGTGGACAAACTATAACAATAGAAGCTAAACGTAAAAATTTAGCATCTTCTTCAACCCCATTAACTGTAAATTCCGGAAGTGGAAAACCATCATTAACTTATGTTTCTACAAATGCTACAAACGGAGTTGATACTTACACTTTGGCCGGTTCATCGTACCCATTCTTAACAGATGAAACAATTTATAGTATTTCTGGTTCTGACCAATTTGGAAATCAATTTTCGGATTCTATTAAAATAACTCCTGTAAAAATATTAGATGGGTTTTCAGTTGCTGTTACTAATGAAAATGCATCATTTCCTGCAACATCAACGGGAACAATAGTTGGTGATTTGGTAGCAAGTAGTGGTTCTATTACAGTAAAAGTTGGTAATGAAACAATAAATTATTCATCAGGATTTATAACTAATTCATTTAGTGCAAGTATTTCTTCAACTTCTGGACTAACTGCAAATACATTTAACGGAACAAATTATTCAATAAACGCATTATCAGCAGATAGTGGTTCTTTAACCCTTTTAGTAAAATATAAAGATGGTGGTGGAACTATATTAAGTTCTTCAAAAGATATTACATATTCAAAGGTTAAAAAAGCAGCACCTATTTTAAATTTTGTAATTGGTAACAATAATCAAACAGTTACTGCAAAATCGACAGGTG